ATCGAACGTGCCGGCAGGCCGCCCAGGGAACATGCGGTTCGCTCGCTCCAGAGCGCTGCGCGACGTGCCGGTCAGCACGCGGCGCGCCGCGGCTTTGCCACCTACGGCTCCGACGTACGTAGACGGTTCGAGGAATGAAGCCGGGCGGCCGCCAGATTCACCGAACACGTCTTTCAGGAAGCCTGGCGGTTCATACTTCCGCGTGGCGAGCGACGTGATATCCGGATTCTCCGCAGCGAACTGACCGAGCAGATCCAAGCCGCCGGTCAGAAGCCCGGGGTGTGCCTGCCGAATGCGAGCCAGAGCGGACAGATCCACGCTGTTCCCACGCAACACGCTCTCGACCGTGTGGTTCTTGGCGAGCGCTTCGCGCGCAGCGCGGAACTGCTCGATCGACACCCCGCCGTTTGGGTCGAGATTGCGCTCAATGTGCCCCTCGATCGCCTTCGCCATGTCGAGCTGGGCGCGGCCGAGCTCCTGGTTGCTCACGTCTTCCGAGCCGATGTTCTTGTGCCCTTCCTGCCGAAGCGCGCGTAGCTCGTTCACCCACTGCTCGCCCGTCGAATGGCCTTCGGGGTTGAGGAGCTGCGTGCGCAGCGCGTCGATCTGTGTCTGCGCCTGCGGAGAGCCGGCCGTGACGCGGCCGCCTTCAGGCACGCCAGCATTTTGAATGCCGGTGCGGGCCGCGTTGTCGAGCTGCCCAGCCTGCGGCGGGAGCGACTGCGCGACCCGGTTGTACACGGCATTCGGCGCTTCGCGCGCCTGCGCAAGCGACTCGGGCGTGAGGATGCCGTCTGGGGCATGCCCCGCTTCGCTCGCCGCGATCGTATTGCCGATGAGCTGGTTGTGCTGAACGAGAGCTTCCTGGCCGGAGGGCCCCGCGAACGCCTGCGCGATCGGATGGTTGTCCGGCGCACGGAGTCCAGCTTCTTCCGCGGCCGCGTTGCCGGCGCCGGGCGGAAGTTTTGCGGTGCCGATTGAGCGGATGCCGTTGCGCACGAGACCGCCGAGACCCGCGGCTCCGGCAATATCCATCACGTCCTGGCCCACGCCGAGCGTGTTCTCCAAGATCGACTCATCCGCGGCGGCGAGTTTGGGAGCGTGCTGTTCCAACGTCGAGGTAGCGGCGTCAGCCACGGCGTGAGCGGTGTCGCCCAGCGGATTCGGGACGGACGCTGTGGCAGAGCGCAACGTATCCGCGAGCTCTTTACCAGCTTCGCCACCATAGCGCGGGCGCAACCAATCGGGCGCGGGAGCGTCCGCGTTGCCCGTAATGCGGTGATACAGATTCAGTATGCCGCGCCCAGCCGCAGAGAGCACATTCGGAATGGCGGTGGCCGCAAGCTCGCCTTCGCCCGCGAGTGCGTTACCTACGCGGGAAATGTACGAGGGTTCGGGCACGGGAGTCGTGCCTTTCACGTCCCAGCCTCCGGCGTTGGCCGGAGCAATGGGCGTTTCGCCTGCGACTTCCCACCCGGTAGCCATTACGGCACCTGGACGGGCTTGCCGTCTTTCAGCGTCCAGCTCTGCCCGTTACCGAAGTGCGTGATGACTCCATCTTTCAACTGAGAAGCCGCAGCGGGCGGGATAGTCGCCGCGGGCGTAACCGGCGGAACAGCACCGGGGCCCCCGGGAGCGGGCGTCTCGCCCAAGTGCGCAACGTGTTCGACGCGCGCGAGACGCGGGCCGAGTACGTCCATCTGCCCCTTGTACCACGCATCGAGCGCAGCGGGGGAAAGCGTCGGGTTGGCCGCTTCGATCTCCGCCTGGTGCGCTTGATCCGACATGCTCACGCTGCGCATCGTGCCCGCGAGCGCGAGCAGCGAATCGTTGCGGATGGTCATGTAGCGAGTGAGCGCGGGGTCGTTAACCTGACCGAGCATCCACTTCTTCATCATGCCGGCGATCTTCAAGTCGTCGTAGTTGACGGCTTTGCCCGCCTCGACCATCGAGCTCAGCGTCTCTGGCAGCGTCTCCATCGTAAGCGTCTTGGCGTGGAACGTCGGATTGCGCTGGAGTGCGGCGTCCGCAATGTCCTGGTTGAAGTTGTACCCAGGCGTGTTCTCCGCGATCTGCGCGAGGATACGCACATTGCGCGAGTTGATGCGTGACGGATCCAGCCGATGCTCAGCCACAGCCTGCTTGAGCGAATCCGGCATTTCCATGTTGCCGTAGATGCTCGGGTGGAACTGCTCGGGGTGCGCAGCCTGGGCATCGCGCAATCGCGCACTCGCGTTGAGATCCGCCGTATGCGCGATGCCCTGCGGCGTCTGCTGCACGTCTGGAGTGTATGCGCCGGGCAACGTGGTGTAGTTCTCCGGCACCGTCACTGGCTCTGCCACTTTGCCCTGCACGCCCTGCTGGGCGGCCGTCTGCGCAGGAGTGCCGAGCTGAGCGGTATCCCCGAGAATGCCGCGATTGTGGATCTCCTGCCACGTCTTCACGGCTTGCATCGCCTGCTCAGCGGTGCCAGCTCCGCTGATAACGAAATTCGTAGCGGCCTGGGCCTCTGCTTCGTGGCCCGGGCCAAAAAGATCGCCCAGCTTGGCGCCGAGCTGCGCGCGAGCGTCCTGCTCCTGCTGCGCCTTTGTGGCACGCAGAAGCGCGTCTTCGGTCTGCGCGGTGCGCAGCCCGTTGATCGCCTGGCTGTTCGCCACGTAGGCGTTCAGCCCGGCTCGGTTGACCGGAGCGCCTGCGGCGCCCGCGAGCGTGTCGAACAGTGATTGGCCGTCCATTATGCGAGCCCCGCCGTTGCAGTGCTTCCCCAGCCAACAGGAGTGTCAACCATGCTCGTCGGTACCTTAGTCGTGTGCGTCAAGCCTTTCCCAGCGCCGCCCGCCGAGCTGGCATACGCCAGGGCGCCGTTCTTGAGCAAGCTGCCGAATAGGGACACCCACGGGTTCGCCTGGCCGGCGGCCTGCGCTTTGAGCTGGTCGATGAAGTTCGTCGCGTAGCTCTGCGCGTTGGTGGTATTCAGATCGGTCTGGAGATCCTGCATGCCGAGCGCTTCATTCTGCCGTTGGCGGACAGGAGCGTCGATGCCGGCCATCGTCGAAGCGAGTTCATCGCCAAAGTTCGACGTTGCCGCCTGCCCCGCTGCGGTATCCGCGGCGTACCGGCCGCTGGCGCCGGAAGCGGGCGCGAGCGCAGACGATTTACCCGGTCGCGCAGAGCCCGCGGCGTTTCGCCGAAGCTGATTGACGTACTGCCCGGTTGCTTGCGACTGGATCGCGTTCGGGTTGCTCTGCTCGATCGACTTCACTTCCTGGCCGGCGCGCGCCGTCGCCTTCTGCTGAAGCGCCTGCTGATCCATGATTGACTGTGCTTCGGCAGCGTCCTGACGGTTCGCAGCCTGCTTCTGGTTCACGTATTCCGTGCCAGTGCCGACTGCGGCCAATACCGCCGGAACCCAGAATTCTTCGGTACCCATGTCCTACACCTTCTTCGGGCCGGGCGCATTCGACGCCGCGGTCTTGGAGTTCGCGCGCAGCACTCCCTTGCTCAGCGCGGCGGCCGCGGCCACGTCTTTCGACGCCACGCCGCCCGCCGCGCGTCCAGCGAAACCTGGGGCCGAGAAAGCGCGCGCCGCCATGTTCGTGACGCCGGACGATTTCGGGCTCAGATGCTCATGCCGCTTGAAGAAAGACGTGCCCATGTTAACCCCACGCTCCCTGCGACATGGGGCGCGGCGCCGGAGCGGGGGTGGCGGCCGGCATCTTCGGTTGCGGCTGCGCGTATGGATCCGGGTATCCGGCATTCGCCATGGCGAGCGTCGGCGTGACCCCAGCATACGGCCCCTGCGTCGTAACCGGATGCGTCGCCGCGCGGTACGCCTGCGCGTTGGCGTACATATTCGGGTTGAGCACCTTGCCAACAGGGCCGCCGACGATCGGGTCGTGCGAAGCGGTCTTCGCCAGGAATGAGTTCGGGCCGGCGATGCGACCAACCAGACCGCCCAGCGGATCCAGCGCACTCTTGAAGAAGTTACTGCCCATGTCTAGTTACCCCATCCGCCACTTGCGCCTGCTCCACCGCCACCGCCGTAGAGCGAGCCGATCGGCGTGATCTGCGCGCGGCGATTCGCCGCCGCTGTCTGCTCGTTCGTGTACACCTTTGCCGTGCCCGCAAACAAATCGCCGAGTGCGCTCGCGTTCATGTAGTTACTCGCACTGCCCAACGCCGCCTGCTGTGCCTGCGCAACCTGCGTCGGTATGGCGCCAGTGTACGCTCCCTGCTCGGCCAGCGAAATGAGCTGGTTCTTCGATGCCTGGTCGGCCTGTTCGAGCGCGGCCACGCCACCCTGCGACGCCTGCGACGCCTTGAGCAACCCCTTCGTGTAGTCCTGCTGAAGCTGGTTGTTCGAGTCAACCGCGGCGCTGCCGCCGGTCAGGCCGCTGCGCGCCATGGCGAACTTCAGATTGCGGGCGTTGACCTTTTCCTGGTCGTTGACTTCGCCCGTGTAGTATTTCAGTAGGTTCGCACCGTAGTCCTGGTACTGCTGCTGGCGCTGCGGAGACGAGTACGCCGCCGTTATCTGGCGAACGGAATCTTGGATCTGCGCTTGCCGCTGGGCGTCTGCCTGTTGAGCTGCCTGTGCGGCATGATTGCTAGAACCCATGTCTCACCGCCCCACTCGCGAGTAAACCGCGGCCGCGTAGCCGTTTGCACAATACCCGTGGAGCGTCGCTTCTTTCTTATAGCCAAGGACTTTATACCATTTCTCCAGTTCTGGGCGACTGGAAACCCGGGACTCCGGCACGACGCACTGGATCCGGTGCGCCTGGCCGCTCTTGAACATGGCGTCCATGACGCGCCGGCAGGCCAGGGTGACGCGGAAGGCATTGGCCGGCTCCCACGCCTCTTTCGTGGTCAGCAGGAAGTCTTGCCACACGCCGGGCCGAAGCGGCGAGAAACCGCCAACCACGAGAGGCACGCCGTCACGCTTCACCACCCATTTCGGGCCGGGCACGGTGAAGTTGCCGATGGCGCAACCGTCGATCGTGAACTGTTCCCCGCTGAATTCTTCGAGCTGGCGGCGCTCGTCTTCGGGTAGCTCTATCGCCACTCGGATGAAGTCGAGCAAGAGGGGGTTGTCGAACACTTCGATCATCCGGTCGCGCCTCCGCCGCCCTGGTCGATGAGATATAGGTTGGCGGTTTGGAACCCCCACGCCTGATTCGCCGCGAACGTCAAGATGAGCGAGAACGTCGGGCTGTTGAGCGGAATCGGCAGCGGCTCGCCGGGCACAGTGTCCGCGATGCTCACGGTGTATGGCGTGGTGACGCTCTGCGATGTAGCGAAGCCAGCGTTGTCGTCGAACGAGGTCGGGTCGTTCTGGTTGAACCCGAACTGCACCGTAACCGTGCCGGTGCCGACGATATCCAAGCCCTCCAGCATCTTGTTGATGCCCGGGCTACCGCAGTCTACGTAGGGCCACTGAATGATGCCGGTGAAGCCGACGTTCGCGCCGCCGAAATCGTCTACCAATGTGGCGTCGTCAACCTGCCACACATGGTTTCCGCTCGTGCGCAGATACAACACCCCCGCGTTGATCGTGGCGTCGGTGATGCTCTCCGGGAAGACGTAGCGGCTCCAGGTCTTGCGGCCGTTGCCGTTCACCGTCAGCACGAAAGCCTGCGGCCCGAAGATAAGCCAATACTGTCCGCGCCCAGGGTAGTAGAGCGAAATGGGATCGTACGTGCCGGCCACGATCTGCGCCCGGATGATGGGATCGACCACATTGCCGAGTTGCCCGATCGCCATGTTGGCGGTCGCACCCACTGTGCTCAAGTTGCGGACGCCAACTTCTGTCAGGAACAGCAGATCGTTCGCGACCGACTGCGTGGCAAGCGGCCAGATGGAGCCGACGGGCTGCGCGTCGAGAAGCGCCATGTTGGCCGGATCCGGGTCGATCTGCCACATCTGGTAGCCGCCGGAATTGAAGACGATGAGGTTGCCGCGGTAGAGCGCCAAGACGGAGACCGGGTTGTCGCCGTAGTTGTTCAACCCCGTCGGCAGGTAGCCTGCATTGTTGTCGGAAGACCAGTCCGTCGGATCCACCGCCGCGCAGAAGTCAACGATATCCTTGTCACCGGCAAAGACGTGCGATGCGCCGAGCGCCACGGCTTTCGTCTGCGGGCACTTCGAGTCTGTTATGTGGCGATCAATGCACTGCCAACTCATCGTGCCGTCTTTCACCGTCAGCCCCGGCGTCGTCGGGAACGTCGGGGTAGAACTGCCGGATTTCATGAGCGGCACCGCCGTCCACGTAACGATGCTCGTGCCGATCGCTTTCCAGATGACGCCGTTGTCGTTGACCGTGTTGCCGGCCACCGTCGGCCACGAAGGTTCCGTCGTGCCGGACGAGCCGGAGTTGGCCTGCACAGCTTCGAACAGGAAGCTGCTCACCGCGGCCGGCTGTGCCAGATTCCACGTCACGAGGTCGAAGTAGCCCGTCTTGTTCGACGTGCCGGTGAAACCGTAGAGCCGCACGTACACACGCGCCGCGGTAGCCGGCGCCGTCGCCGTCACTGTCGTCTTGCGGTAGCCGGGATTGTGTTCGCTCGGGCCCTGCGTCTCCGAAATGAAAGTGCCCGAGCTGTCGTGGAACCGCAGCGCAATCACGGCCGCGTAGTCAAGTCCGCCGTTGCCCGAGTTGTTCGGGTTGGTGTAGCACGATGCGGACACACTCTGGCCCGGTGTCACGGTGCCATAGGTGTTCATGGTGGCGTACGAGTTGCCGTGATCGCACGTCACGGACAGGCAATACGTCCCTTGATACTGATGCGTTGTATCAAACGCCACGGCGCCCGTAATCGGCGAAAGTACCCAATTCCCATCGTTGCCCGCCTCGAAGTCGCCATTTGGGATCGCTCCGATGAAGGCGCCTTGATTGGTGCTCGGCTTGACCACAGCACCGGGGGAATACGTCACGCCCGGCTTCCACGTCGTTACGGTCGTGGACGCCGCCACGGTCGTAGTCGCCGTGCTCGTGGTTCCAGTCTGCCCAGCGATCTCCGAGCTGTTCCCGTACCGATCGGTGATCGTCGAGCCAAGCGGCGTGCTGGACGAGCTCGACGAGCTCGAAGCGCTGGAGGTCGTGTCGAAATCGCCGAACTCCTGCACTGTGGCGTTTTCCGTCGCCGGCCAAGACGGCTCGACGTTGCTCGTATGCGGCGAGGAGCCCGCTACCGCAGTCGCCTTGTACATGAAGCCGTTGTACGTAGTCGGCTCGATCAGCATGTTGAGCGTCACCGCCATATTCGCCTGCCAAGTCGAATTAGGCGCGGTGTCGCGGACGGCCAGATAGCCGAATCCGTTCGGAGTTGGCGGCTCTACAATGGCTCCGGTGAAGTACACCGTGTTGGCGGCCCACGAACCGTTGTTCTGGAGCCAGTAATGCCACACGTCGCCATTGTTGAATTCGGCGGCGACGTAGAGGAAACCCATGAAGGGTTTTGCGAACCATATCTTCTTCAGCGCTTGCGTGTTGTCGTTCGGATCAAGCAGCACGTTGCACTTGTAGCCAGACGGCACCGACACGAGCGACGTGGCGAACACGTTGAATACGCCATTCATCGCGGACAGCCCGACTGTGCTGGAACTCAACGTCTGCTTGCGGATTGTCCCCTCGCGCGGGCCTATGGTGCCGTCCGCAGTGATGAATCCGTTGACCAGATCGTAGAGCTGCTGGCCGTTCACCGCGCCCTTGACGTTGAGCCGGTTGATGCCGTAGCGGAGATTGCCGAGCGGGTATGCGCGCACGACGTTTACCCGGCCGTGTCAGAGAACTGCACCATCGTCGGCCGCACTGCCGGCGGGACTGGCACGGCGCCGGGGATGTAGCGCGCCGTCTGGTGGCTGTCAGCGATAAGTTCGCCGCGGTAGGCGTTCGCCAGCGCCACGATGTTGTTCGCGTCCGGCTGGCCGTAGTGCGCCTTGGCGAGCGCGAGCGCCTGGAGGAAGACCAGGTTGCTGTCGATCGTGGTTACGTCGCTGTCGTTGGTGAAAGACAGCAGGCCGAAGTGCCCGCGCACCCACAGGTAGTACACCTGATCGGGCATCGGGTAGACCTCAAGGGCCTGCCGCAGCTCGTAGCGCGCGGGCCGCCACGGCTTGTCGCTCATCGTGTAGAGCTGCGGCGGAATACCTTCGATCAGTGGGTACCAGACGTTGCGCGAGTCCTGCACCGCCACGTACTCGATCTTCTTGGAAGGATCCAAGTGCATCGAGGACAGGATATCCTCGTCGTTGTCTTTCAGACTGTAGAAACGCTGCCCAGGGAACATCGTCCACCGAAACCAGCGCTTTGTATGCAGCGCCGTGTAGCGGCGGTACAGGTAGCTCTGCGCGTCGAACAGGAAATCGTTCACCAGCGTGCCCATTCCAGGCGGCGGGTTGTTCGCCTGGTTGGCGAAGCCCAAGCGCGTGATGATGCGCGCCCGGAGCTGAGCCAGCGTGGCGGACGCGACGCCGTTGAAATCGGTGTACGTGCAGTTGAAAGACGTTGCATCGAACGGATTAGGCTGATCCCACGCCGGGCCCTGCGTCACGTTGCGCGACAGCCCGATATTCACCTTGCAAGGCGTAGCCGTCGAGCTCGCCGTGCCGCCAGTCGCAGTCACATTGACCACGATGCCGGTCGCGCCCGTGAGGGAGACGTTAATCACTCCGCTTTCGTTGATGTACGCCTGCGGAGTTCCGGCGCTACCGATCTGGACAGTGGTGAAAGTCACGCCGCCGTCTATGGAGTACGTGACGTTCGGCACGCTCCCGTCGTTTGCGGCCTGAGTGATCTCCCACGTAATCGCGAGGTTGCCCGTCAGTTGCGCCGCGGCGCCCACGTAGTTGAGCGGATTCCCGATCGGCGCGTATGCGCTGACCGAGAACGGGTACATGCCAGTGTTAGCCACGATGCTCATAGAGCCACACCCACGCGCCAGAACGGGCCGCCCGGCAAGCCGCCGGGCACAGTCGCAAGGTTAAACGTCACGTTGTCTTTCGTATACACGATCGGCTGAGCCGTAGCGCCTGATGCGTTGGTAGCGCCAACATGGACGCCGAGCAGCGGCGAGTAGCGGCAATTCAGCACGCGGAAGTTGGACGCCATAGCCGCCGGAGTCGTAACCTGCGTCCAGGTGACGGCATCGGGGCTGGTGAAAATCTTCTGGAGCGAGCCGGTGCTGAAGTACCCGGTGAACTTCGTCCCGAACTGACCGAGCGCTTCCGTCTGCTGGGTGGCGGCCACGAGTGACCACGAGGTTCCGTTCGCGCTCGTCTCAGTCCAGTCGAGGGAGTCCTGGGTGTCGGCGGCGATGATGGTGCCGTTGTCCGCGAGCGTAGCGGCGGAATACGTGCGCGAACCGGCGAACGTGCGGTTCGTCCAGTTGATTCCATCCGGGCTCGTGGTGACGGGCGCCGAACCGAAGGTGCTCGACCCAGCGATGAACAAGCCGAGTCGCGACGACCAGATTATTTCCTGAAGCGTCCCCGTCGCCGGGCTCGTGCGCGAAGTCCACGTCACGCCGTCGGGGCTTGTCTGGATCAAGCCGGGCGAATCCACACTGACGGCTGCGAACAAGCTAAGCGTCGGCGACCACGCGACCGCAAACCAGTTGCCGCTCTGGCAAGTGCGATTCGTCCACGTCACGCCGCCGTCGTCGCTCGTGACACAAACCGTGCTGTTCGCCAATCCGCGTAGCACCACCCAACGGCCGAGCGACGGTGAGTATGCCGAGCCGGCCCACTGCGCGGCGGAGGGGAAGGTGCCAAGCGTCCAGTTGACGCCATCCGACGAGTACAGGTAGTTGGCCGTCGACGTGGCGCTGTTGGTCGCGGTCACGATGAACATGGCCGGCGGCAGAATGAGCAAGCTGATCTGGTTCGACTGTGCGATCGAAGCGGACGGCCATAGAGGCGTCACGTAATACTGGTACGTCGTGCCGAGCACCGGAGCAGTGTCGGTGTAGGTAAGGACGCCTGCCGCCACCGTGCCGATTTTGACGAATGCCCCGGAGTTGGGGCGGCGGTACACCGCGTAGCCCGACGCCGAAGCGTAGCTCGGGTCGCTCGCGGGCGCCGTCCAGTTCAATACGACGGTGAGAGCAACCTGACTACCCGTGAGGATAGGCCCTGCCGACCACGAGGTCGTATCGGAGACGCCGCCGGAGGGGCCTGGTGTGGTCGTCATTCGCCTACCTCAAATAAAAACGGCCCCGAGCAAACGCCCGGGGCCGTAACCTATCCGTAACGGATAGGAGCCCCACTCAACCGAGCAGCGCGTCTACCGGCTCCGCGTCCTGCGGCGCACGAGTCAGGGCAGGGCGCGCCCCCTCGTCTTCGGCCTTCGCGCTGTCAATCGCACGCTTCAGTGCTGCCACGCCGATTCGGGCGTTGCCGTACACCAGAGCGACGTACGGAGTCCCCGTCTGGGGATCCTCGCCGTACGCCCGGGTGAGACGATCGAACTCGCTCGCCGCATCCGGGTATTCCTGATCCGCCACGTCCACATGCTCATTGAGCTTCTGGACGTTCCCGTCCCCGAACACGAATTCGAGGACGGGAATCTCCCACTCTCCTACCGGGCGGTTGTAGACGGTATTCGTGTCCCGTACAACCTTCACACGCTGAAAGCGCATTGTGGCGCTCCTGGGGCTTACTCCTAGTTCTGGAGCAGCACCAGAGTAGCAGCAGTGCTCACGCGGATCCAGTCGTTATTGAGCTGGGCCAGACCGGCGGAGCCGGCGGCCAGCGTGATAACGGTGGAGTACGCGCCCGGGCCGGCCGGCTGGCCGAAGACCGTGCCGCTGTCCGGAGCGCTCTGGAGAGTCAGAGAGCCGCCCGACAGATTCAGCACGACGACGGTATCGCCGGTCTTGAACGGGCACAGCGCGCCGTCCGTCTGGAACGAGAGCAGGTGCAGGGTGTGCGTGCCGCTCTGCGAGCCAGTCGTGGTGATCGCGCCGCCGCCCTTCGTGGCGGAAATGTTGAAGGTCAGACCCGCAGCGCCCACGACGTAGTACGTGGTGCCGGCGGTGATACCCGTCGGCAGTGCGCCCGTGGTCGTGAACGAAACGGCGTCGCCGTTCGCCGGGAAGTACGTGCCGGGAACCGTCACGACACCCGGGGCGGCAATCGTGATCGAGGAGACCACGAGGTTGTCGCCGAACGGCGGGTCGGAACGGTCGTACGGCAGATAGACCGGCGAGTTGGTGATGTTGAAAACCTGCATGGTAGTCGTCTCCTGGGCTGGGTGGGGTTACGCGATGCTCACGACGGCGTGCGCGTTGCGCTTGCCCGTGGTGAGTGCCGCCTTCGCCGTGAGCGCGAAGTAGTGGACGTAGCGGTCGTACACACGCGGGGGCGTGCGGTTGACCATCCAATGACCCTGGATCGGACGCAGCTTCAGGAACCGGGTGTTCAGGAAGTAGCAGCGCTTCACCCACGGGATCGTCGGGCCGTCGAGCTGATCCATGACGGTCATGACGGGATCCCAGATGATCTCCACGTTCTTGAAGTAGAGACCCGTGCGGACGCCTTCACCGACGCTCGTGTCCAGTTCGGTCGGCTTCGCCGAATCCTTCATGAACACGGTGCGGTTGACGGTGTTCTTCGCATCCGAGCGGTAGGCGTCGATGAACGACTCGCCCGCCAGGATGAAGTCCGGAGCGAAACCGCCGTAGCGCGTCGCGTTGCGCCAGGCAATTTCCATCTGGTTCGTCAGGTTGCCGGCGGTGCCGGTGCTGATGCCAGTGATGGCGCTGTTCTGCCACCAGGTGAAGACCGACTGGTCGAGGCCGCCCACCGTCGAGGAGGTCAGCGGCGACGTGCTCACCAGGAGGTCGAGGCCCGGGATATCCGTGCTCGACTTCGTGCCGTCACGGTGCAGCATGTAGTCCAGGTTTTCCTGGAAGCCCAGCTTCAGCGTTTCGGTGTTCTCCTGGAGGAGATTCACGAGCTGCACCTTCTCGGCTTCGCTCGGGGTGCTCGACTTGTCATCGGTCATGACAATGCCGTTCTGGGCCAGCTCGTCTTCGTTCAGACCGAAGCCGTCATGGAAGCTGCCCCAGGTGTACTTGGCCTGCTGGAGCGTACGCTTGCGGTTGTACGTGACCTGCTGGTCGCCGAAGTACGACTGGAAATTGCTGTCGTTCGAGTAGCGAAGATGCTCGACAACGTACTGGAGAGCGCCGACGTACGGCTTCTTGCTCTCCATGAGCTTCTTGATGAGCGGCCGATTGATGTTCACCTGGTCAATCGGGTCGTTCTTCAGGAAGTAGTTGATGGCGGCGTTGCCGGCGTAGGCAAGCTGCTCGGTGGTAAAGGGCATGGTTCTGCACTCCAAAATGGGTAAAGCTAGGTTTCCCTGGCCTTCTAGGAGTGCGAGTCCCTTTACGCCGCGGTGTTACCGCGCCGGGGGAGCGATTCCCGGGTTACGCTCGAAGGTCTGTCACGCGAATTCGACCACAACAAAAAACGGGCGTCAACTGTGTTTCGAGTTCACCCATTTCGTGAAGTCGGGGAGCAGCCACCACATGAGCGACAAAATGGCTGACAGGACGGCCAGGCCATGCTCCCCAACTTCACCCCACCAGACCGCAAGCGACAGGTAGAACGAGCCGCAAATGACCGACAAGATGCGAGTCAGCGCGTTCAATCGTCGCCTTCTTCGCGGTCGAGAGCCTTGTCGATCGCGGCCTTCATGCCGCGGAGCTTCCCTTCCTGCTCGTCGTCAGCGCTCTGGCCGTGCAGGCCCAGCTTCTCGATCATGAGCTCGACCGAGCGGTTCTTCTTGTCGCCGTGTCGATGATCCGAGCGCACTGAATGAACGCGCGCGTGAGCGGTGAATCGCACGACACCGCCCACGTCCGGCATCTTCGTCATGCCGATCTGCTTGAGCTCGTGGTCTCCGAGCTCGACGCGCAGACCGTAGTGGTAGTGGCCGTCTTCACTGTCCGGGTTGCCTTCCGGCCCCTGCGAAACGATGTTCTTCGTTTCTTCCTTCGGGCGCTTCAGGTCTACAAGCTCCATACATCACCGTCCTGCCGCGGCGATCGCCGCGTTCACCACGTCCATTGCCGAGCTCGCGGCGCGCGAGCCGCCACCGGCCGGGCTCTTGTTCGCCCGAAGCGGCTGGCCGGTCACGGGCTTCGGCGTAGGCTTCGGCGGAACGAACCCCGCCTTGGCGTTAGCATACGCCTGCTGGAACGCCGCCTTCCACTGCGACGGCGGCATGGCAGCGAACACCGGCTTGAGAATCGGCACGAGCTGCGCACGGATCGCATCGTAGTGCGGATCCGTGGCGCGGAGTGTCGTCTCCAGCGTATTCAGGTCGGTGCGTGCCTGGTTCTTCTCGTTCGCCGCGGCTGTGGCCTGCTCCTCGCTCTGGCGAACGCTGGTCGCGATCTCCGTGCGGAAACTGGTCTGCTTGCGCTGGCGCGCGATCTCGCGCGCGTACTGCGCGTTGATATGCCCCTTCTGCACAGCTTCCTTCAGATCCGCGTGCTCGCTCAGCGGGTCGCCCACCATGCGCTCTTTGCCGAGCAGCGCAGCGAGGCGATCGGCCATGTTCTCCAGGATCTCCAGCGCCTTGCCCTGCTGCTCCGCGTCGCGGCTGTTGAACAGCGACATGAAGCTCAGCACTTCGCTGTACTGCTCGGGCGTGGTGCCGCTCGCCTGCAACCCCTGCACGATGACGTTGAGGTCTTCGGTAGCCTTGGACGCAATCTCGCTCTGTTCCTTCACGTCTTTGATGAGCGTGCGGATGCGTTCCTGCGTCTGCGGCTTCAGGTCTTTGGGGATGGGGTCGTTGATGGCGTCCGGCTGCTTCTGGCTTCCGTCAGGCTCACCACTTTTCTTGAACTTTCCGGTGGCTGGGTCGCGCTCCGCGCCTTTGCCAGCACCTTCTTTTCCGTCGGCGTCAGCGGCCGGCTGGCTCTTTCCTTCACCGCCAGCATCGCCGCTCTCTCCTTCGCCAGCCCCCGCAGCACCTTCTCCGTCAGCCGCAGCAGTGCCATCGCCAGCTTGCGACGAATCCAGATTTTCGTCAGCACCGCCAGATTCACCAGCATCCCCATCGGTCGAAGTTCCATTGTCGCCTCCAAGACCGAGAGCGTCGTCGACAGCGTCAAAGACGGTTTCCGTGTTCGGGTCGGGCATGTTCGTATTTCCTTGTGTGGGGTCTCAACAAATCAAGGGCCGGGAGGGCCGGGCGGCGCGGGCGGCCCACCTGGCGTCGGAACGGATGGCGCTCCCGGCGGAGGGGCCGGAACGCCCG